CATACAAGGACAGTTGGATATGAAAATAGAATATGATGAACATTACGAGGGTATAACTAAGGCTAATATCAAGGAGCACGAAGGTTATAGACTTGAGACATATCATTGTACCGAAGGACACCTAACAGGTGGCTACGGACATAAGATGTTAGAAGGAGAAACACCGCCGACTACAAAAGAAGGTTGGGAAGCTCTTTTCGACAAAGATTACAATACCGCTAAAGTAGGTGCGTATGAGCTAGTAGGCGAAAGCCCTAATCTACACCCTATGGGTTTTGGTATTGTTGTAGAGATGGTGTACCAGATGGGTACATTTGGCGTCTCTAAGTTCAAGAAGTTTCTTGCGGCTCTTAATAAAGATGAGCCAGACTATCAGGAAGCTAGTTATCAGATGTTAGACAGTAGATGGGCTAAACAAACGCCTCACAGAGCTGTAGAGATGTCTGACAGAATGAAAGAGATACCTGCCAAATATTTTGGCTGAAAAATCTGAGAGGGTATATCGTATATAACCAAACGATTTTTCCCCATTGGTCGGCCGAAAAACTGCAAAAAACAGGCCAAAAAGTCTATATATACTGCGGTTTTTTTGGCTATATATAGGAGTTTATATCCTTTGTAGGCCTTAGCTTATAAGTTTTATTTCGTTTGCTTGTGAGCTAGGGTCTATTTTTATCGGAGCTATTAAAGTTCCCATTATAGAGATAAGAGCTGTTACAGCTATATAATAGCTATTACTCACTAACTATTATTAATTAACTTACTTATTTATTTATGAGCTTATTTGATAAACTTGGTTTCTTTATTGATGACAACGCCAGAGCAATTACAGTAATTCAATTTATTATTATTGTATTACTATTAATAATATAATGACACGGCCGCAGGGCTCGCCTTGTTATATATAAAGACACAACCGCAGGCAGGCCGCAGGCGGTCGCTCTTGCCTGTTTTTTTGCTACATTAGAATTATTATAAACTAGCCTGTAAGTGTTGCATTTGTGCAACAGTTGCATTTATGTTACACTTTCCGCTTATCTTTTATTTTTAACAAAGGATAAAAAAAGTTTGCAAATAATTTTTATTTGTGCATTATGGAACTACAAACAAACAAAGGACGGTTAAAAATGAAAACACATCAAATGACAAGCCCAAATTCAGGGCGACCAGTAGCAAATCAATTTATTATTTATGACGCTATAGGTAATAAATACTTTCAAAGCTACAATTCAGTTATTGCTAAGATTGCAAGCAATGGCCAAATATTCCTAGATAAAAACTTCTGGGACTATTCAACAACAACTGGCAAATATAGAAACAAATTTCTGGGCGAGTGTATCGCAGACACCAGAAAAAAAATCAAGGTTGGCGAGTATGTACTCGTTGACCTTAATGCAGAGATGGAAGCTCACCAAGAGCAACAGCTCAAATCTAAATTTTTTCAAAAATGGAAGGACGAGGAAGCCGCAAAAGAGCAGGCGTTCAGAGATGAGCGACTGGCGGAGCGTAGAAGGCTTAACGGCTTCAGAGACTAGCAGAGCGAAACAGGGCGGCTATTGTGCCGCCTTGTCTCTTGTTATATACAAGACTGACGAGCTCAGAAACAAACAAAGGACGGTATAAAATGTTGACACAAAAAGAACTACAAAAAGAGCCATATAAAAACGGCTTTCCTACAGTTAAAACAGCGTTAGAAGTTGGCAAAGTTAGAGATTTATATAAAATAGTCTCTGACCTTGTTTTAATTCGTAATAATGCAATGTTTAACACTGTAGAAGATGAGAACAAATTTAATTATATTTTATCTGAATTGCAATTTTACCACCGTGAAATTGATTATTTAAAATTAATTGAAGATAAAAAGTTAGTTACTCATAACCCTTTAAACGCTTCCTTAAAAAAATAAAGAGCGAAACAGGGCGGAGCTTCCGCCTTGTCTTGAGGTAAGGCCTCAACTGATGAGCTCAGGAAGTGCCGCCGAGCACTCAATAGAGGGTTTTTTAATCCTAGTGGCAACGGCACGAGCTCAACAGCAAACAAACAGGAAGGACGCAGTAACATGAATATAAAAAACATTTTACAGCTTGCCGCTATGTTTATTGGAGCAGGAATATTTCTTTTTATTCTCTGGGCTTCAATCTGGGTTGGCTGTGCTATGATTGATAGTTGTTATTATGCTAATATGGCACAATAAAAGCGTTTAAAATTATCAGCGAGGGCGGAACTTTCCGCCTTCGTTTTTTTATATTTATAGTGTACTTTTGCAATTTGACTAGACGGCAAACTTAAATTGACTAGACGGCAAATTGTAATTGACTAGACGGCAAACTGTAAATGACTAAACGACAAACAAAACGAGGACTATAACATGAAACTAAAAGACATATACGACAAACTAAACTGGGAGAAATGCCAAGCCGCAAGAGCCTTAGTGGTGATTGACATTGTAGGCAACATAGAACCTAAGAAGGTCACTGACAAACATGTTGAGAAGGTGACTGAGCACTTGGAGAAAAAAGGACTAGGTGACTCGACCGTAAATAGATACCTAGCGTCACTCAGTAAAATACTAAAGTATGCACACAAAAGGTATGACATTTATGGTATGGAGCGTATGCCTCATATCGAGTGGAACAAGGAAACTAAAGGCCGTGTAAGGTACATCACTAAAGAGGAAGAGGCTAAAATGATTAAGCTATTGAAGGACTCAGAGTATCTGAGCCTTTATCTTTTTCTGATGGACACAGGTATGCGATTGTCTGAGGCTTTGTCTTACACTGAGCAAGACATACAGTCAGTTGATGGCAAGACCTATATTACACTGTACGGCACAAAAAACGGTGACACTCGGAGCGTACCTTTGACTGAGCGTGCGGCTAAACTTGGAGCTAAAACATTCCAACACTTAGACTATTGGAAAGCTGAAAACACTTGGCGTCAGTTGCGTAAAGACATGGGACTTACAAAGGATAAACAATTTGTAATTCACGCTTTACGTCACACATGTGCTACAAGGTTAGCTCAGTCAGGTAAGATTGAGTTGCACATTATTATGAAACTATTGGGACACCGTAGCCCTGCAACTACGCTACGATACAGTCATTTTAAACCTAGTAATTTATTGGGAGCAATAGAGATACTAGATAATTTAGATTAAAGTTCCCATAGTAGATTAACCACAAGATAACCAATAAGGAGCGTTAATATGACAAAAATACTAGAGGTCATGCCAACCTACACAGACCAACTTCAAAATGAAAAAGACATGTTGGAGCTTGGTAAACAACGGACAAATAAACGTAGGCTTTCACATGTACAGCGTGAGGAAGAGTCTGTTACATCATACGGTAAAGTAATGGTGGCCAACACTATCAGGCCATTAGCTATTAAAATCAAAGAGTATCTTGAGCAGTGTGCAAAGAAATCAATAGGCCAACCACCTGTTGCATTTATGCACCTATCAGGAATTGACCCTGAGATTTCAGGCTTAATCACAGCCAAGCATATCATCAATACAATCACACAATACAAACCTTTGACTGCAACCTGCATATCATTGGGTGGTAAAATTGAAACTGAGGAACAACTTAGAAACTTTCAATACTTAAACCCAGAATTATATGAAGCAGTGAAAATGGACTTGGACAAACGGTCTTGGAATTACGCTTACAAAAGACGTAAGCTACGAGAGACAGCCAAGCGAGGCGAAGTAAAATGGGAAGAGTGGACAACACCACAAAAACTACACGTTGGTATTAGACTTGTTGAGATGATGATAGAAGCAACAGGACTAATTGAAATAGGTGTTGAAACTATCAACCGTAAGAAAACTAAAATTATTAAACAAACACAAAAGACAAGAGAGTGGATACAAAATAGAAATGGATTTAACGAGCTGTTAAACCCTGAGTATCTGCCTTGTGTCATGCCGCCGAAACAATGGACTGGTGTAAGTGGTGGCGGTTACTGGACAAAAGAGTTACCAGAGCTCGACTTGGTAAAACAAAGAAACAAGAAGTTTAAGATTGAGCTTGAAAATTTTGACATGCCTGAAGTTTATCAGGCTGTTAATGTAATGCAAAACACACCGTTTAAAATTAACAAGTTTATTCTTGGTGTTATGCAGGAAGCGTGGGACAAAGGTCTAGCGATTGGTGGTATGCCGCCGAATGAAAACTTGGACATACCAAACAAACCACATGACATTGATACGAACAAAGAAGCTCGTAAACAATGGAAGAAGGAAGCTGTCATTGCACACACAGAAAATGCTCGTATGTTTTCTAAGCGTTTACTGTATGCAAAAATAATTTGGGAAGCTCAAAAATTTAAGGAGTACAAAACTGTGTACTTTCCATTACAGCTTGATTTCAGAGGCCGTGCTTATTGCGTTCCTGCATTTCTTAACTATCAAAGTATCAGTGGTGCGAAAGCATTGTTGGAATTTTCGTATGGTAAAGAAGTCACGAAGGATAATAAGGGTACATTTTGGTTAGCTGTGCATGGTGCAAACATGTATGGTAATGACAAAGTTACTCTTGAAGAGCGAGAGCAATGGGTACTAGATAATCAAGACTGGATTGTGAAGTGTGCTGAAGACCCATTTACTAATAGACAATGGGAAGAAGCCTCATCTCCGTTTCAATTTCTAGCTTGGTGTGATGAGTGGAGAAAATACAGACAGGAAGGAGAAGGTTTTGTTTCTACAATTCCTGTATCCATTGACGGCTCTTGTAATGGTTTGCAACTTTATTCTTTAATGTTGCGAGACAAGCAAGCAGGCAAACTTGTCAATGTAGTGCCTAGTAAAACACCGCAAGACATCTATCAGTTAGTTGCTGACTCAGTTAATGAGAAACTAAAAGAGCATGCCGCTATTGATAGGCCGTATGCGAAACAGTGGCTAGAGTATGGTGTCAAACGTAGTACGACTAAGAGAAGTATTATGACAATATGTTATGGTTCAACTCGTTACTCATGCACGGACTTTGTTGTTGAGGACTTAACTAAAAGGAAAGACAAGGGAGAAATGCACCCATTCTATGATGATGTATTTAAACCTGCGTCTTATCTTGCAGGCGTAATCTGGGACAGCATTGGTAACAATCTTAAATCAGCAAGAGAAGGCATGGACTACTTACAGTCTATAGCTAGGTTGCTAAGTAAAGAGCAGTTGCCTATCCATTGGATAACTCCAATAGGCTTTCCAGTGTATCAATCATATCCTGAAATGAAGAGTAAAAGAGTAAAAGCAATGTTGATGGGTGAAGTTATTAAGCCTCGTATAAATACTGAGACAGACAAGACAGATAAGTTGAGAATGTCAAATGGCATAGCACCTAATCTTGTGCACTCATTGGACTCAGCGTGTATGATGAAGACAGTTAATTTTGCATACGAACGTGGCATAAGAAACTTTTGTAACGTACATGACTCATTTGGTACTACTGCGGCTGATGTTGAAACACTAGCTAGCAGTTTGAAAGAAGCGTTTATTGATATTTTTAGTAAGCATGATGTGCTTGCTGATTTTAAAGAAGACATCTTCCATCAAATACCAGAGACTATAAGAGAAAAATTACCTGAAGTACCTGAGAAGGGTGATTTAGACATCACTGAACTCAGACAGTGTGACTTTTTCTTTGCTTAAATGTATCCGCTAATGCTTACATTGCAATATAGGAATAATAAAGTACCCATAATAGACAGGGGACGTTCATAAAGTAAACAATAAGGAGACAATAAATATGGCGAAAAATAATAACGTCAAAATAGTTACACCTGTCGGTGTAAGTCAGTACGCTTGGCTGACAAGCCCAGATACTAGGTTTGATAGTGATGGTCACTTTAAAACAAATCTAATAATTGGTGCAGACGAAGCAAAGTCATTGATGAAGAGCATTGATGACGAAATGGTACAAAGTCTTGCTCTTGCTAAAGAGAAGGCTAAGGGCAAAAAAGTTAAGGAAGGAAACCCACCTTATGAAATGGAAACAGATGATGATGGTCAGGAAACTGGTAATGTTATCTTTAAGTTTAAGACGAAAGCTCAAATCATTTCTAAAGACGGTAAAGTAATTCCTAACAGGGTTGCTCTATTTGATAGTAAAGGTAAGCCCATGACAGACGTAAATGTTTGGTCTGGGTCTGAGATGAAAGTATCTGCCGAACTAATCAAATACTATACAGCTATCGCAGGTGCAGGTGTATCGCTAAGATTGCGAGCAGTGCAAATAACAAAACTTGTAGAAGGCGGTAATGGTAATGCAAAAGGATACGGCTTTGATGATGTCAAAGACGGATATGAGCACACAGATGATGAGGTAGATAAT